AATTGAGAGGTCATCGAGAGGAACTGGTGCTTTTGGGAGCACAGGAGCGTAATCGTAAGGAACTATGTGCCTGACTTACGAATATGTATAATTCATCCAAATATCTACGAATATGTATAATTCATCTTGCTATTAACCTTGCTATATATATCTACGAACGTTTCAAGCGAGTAATTTATAAAGAAGTTATTACGCGAATACGAATCCCCACAGATGAATATGTGGGAGAACATTTGCTTTATTTTGTCTCTAATAATAATATTATTAACCCCGTAATTCCAAAGATACATTGTGTGTTTTTTAATAGGACATACAATATGTAAATTATCTAATAGATGCGTCTTGATGTCATACTCGTTTTTCAGGTATTTGTCCGTATAAATACTCTCGCAATCTATATTATATTTTGATACATTGCCGAGCAGTTTCTTCTGCTCCTTTGTTAAGAAATTAAACTTTAGCACATTGTTTTTTGACAATGCCAAGATTATAATCTTGGATAAAAATGTATTAACACGGGTGGATGAATATATGACGTTATTGCTTTGCGTTATGTCCCTTATCTCCGTGTCGTAATGTATCTCCACGTTTTTTGTTTTCAAATACGCCACAATCCTCTCTATCAATACCGAGATATCGTCAGTTAATATATAATATTCGTGGTCTACTTTAATATCACACGAGAACATTATTAGGGCATCCATAGCAGATATATTGCTATATATATGCTCGTATGCTTCTAGATTGTTTTTCAGTATATTATAGTCGGTAATTGTTAGAATAGAACGGCAGAACTTAACAAATGACTGGGTATTCAATGACTTCTTTGGAATCAATTTAGATTTGTTAATAATACTCGTTATTATATTTAAGGTCTTCTCATTGTATTTTAAAACATATTTCTCGTATTTTATTGAGAATCTATCTAATAAAAGCATATACAAATGATGCGTTTTGTTAAAAACCCTGTAATTAATGCGGTTCTTATACTTGGTGTTTATTTTGTCGGGTTCCATTTTCTCAACTATAGCGACCTTATACCCGTTATCAACGCACCGTAGTGCCGAATATAACCCAATAATATTACAGCCTACAATAATAATATTATTTATTGCCATCTATTACAAATAAATATTGAGTATATTTTTATATAGTCGCTAGTAGCCTCTAGTAGCCTCTAGTGGTATCTAGATATATGCGACTACATATAGATATTTATAAAGTTTATATATAAATAAGATTCAATACATACATACATAGTAGTTAATGATATGGGCGCTAATTCGTCAAGACAATATACATATCAGCAATATTATAACGCCGCACAGCAAAGCGGGACTATTGAGAGTTTAGATTTTAAGAACATTGATATAGATACTATCAATCCCTACGAGGTTCTAAATGTATCTAAAAACTTCACTTGGAATGAACTGAAAGAGTCCTATAGAAAGTTGGCATTTAATACGCACCCCGATAAGCAAGGCGGTAACAAGGAATTATTTAATATTATTACCATATGCTTTAAGAAACTCGCTGCCGAACTGAAAGCACGCGATAGCCACAACGACCTTAAGGCGCAATCCAAGGACTACTTTCACAAGATGACTAACGATACTATACCGCATCCTAGTGAAGTATTAAAGTCGGGTGAAAAGATGACAACAGAGAAGTTCAATAAGAACTTTGAGAAGTGTAAACTTTATGAAGAAGAGATTGAGTTCGGGTATGGTTCTAAAATGGACCAATCCACGAAGGTTCGCGCGGATATCGCAATTGAGAAACTAATAAAAAAGAATAAAATAGATAATGAGAGCTTTAACGAGATATTTAATAAGAATGTGCCTGTCAATAAGGCATTGATAAAATATCGTGAGCCTGAACCTCTGGCGCTTGCGAAGTCTCTACAATTTACAGAGCTTGGAGGAAAGCGTCCCGACGATTATTCTAGCAGTCTTGAAAAAAATAACTCATTGGCGTATACCGATTATATGAGGGCGCACGATGGGACACGTTTGGTGGAACCTAGTTTAATGAAAAATGTCAAGGAGTTCAAAAGCGTTGATGAATACGAGGCGTATCGTGATAACAAGGCGAAGAAAACATTGTCGGCGAGAGAGTTGAAAGCGGAGGAATCAAAGAAACAGAAAGAGATGAAAGAGGAAGAAGAGCGCCTAGACCGTCTCAAACTATATGATAAGAAGATTGAAAAGTCGTTTGAGAAGGCAAGCCAGCTATTCTTGCGATAGCCACGTTCCTAGCTATTCTTGCGATAGCCACGTTCCTAGCTATTCTTGCGATAGCGTCTTACCCAAGTATATCTGCTTTTTCTCTGCTGTCGTAATACACTTGAATAGTTCATTTTTGTTTTTATGTGTATCTTCCCATCCGTAATTAAATAGTTCGTTTGATATCTTCCTGCTGGTATATAAGTAATTACTCACGGGAAACTTACGTCCCCACATTTTCCTATGAATAGATATGGCTGTAGGACACACTTGTTTTTTGTTATATTTAGAATCTCTAAAAATCTCCCCGTCCATATAGGACACCCCCTTGTAATCCTTTCCCATAGAATCACCCGATACAAATGGGATATACGAGCTACATAAACTGAAGTCTATTAAATCGTTGATATTCGCAAAGTTTGATAGCTTCGTATTTTTCATTTTATTGACATCTGTTGCGATTACAGATATCTTGCTAAAGTCACGTGGTTCCGCACCGTACTTCCCGTACTTCCCGTACTTCCCGTACCTTAATTTCAAGTTATCTCCTATGTTCTTTTGAAAGACACGCATATCCTTGTATAATAAAACCTCGTTAATATCTTGGCCTAGTGTATAATCCCATATTTTATCTGGGTTTGTCAATTCATCCTCTTGTGTATATAGTATGGAGCAAATGGCGCCTCCTGATATACCCGTAATATTGGCATTTGTAAGCGGAAAATGCTGTTTAATATATCCTATTATACCTATACTGTACGGTAGAAACATACCAGTGCCATACATATTTATATTAACGTAAGCATTCGCAGAATTCGCCGAAAGCATAAAAAGGTATGAAAGTAGTAATAAAAGCATAATAATGTATATTCACTTATTTGTTAAATGAAAATAAAAAAAAATATAAAAACACGCTAGTATACAACTGCTACACGCTACTATACACTTGGCAAGCACTATTTAGTCGCTGGAGTCTTTTGTTGACTTCATTTGCTCCTTGTGCTGTTGCCACAACTCTGCTATCTTTGTGAAAATCTGTTCGCCATTATAATCAGGGAACTCCTCCTTTACCTTTGGGCGATTCTCCTGAATGAAGGTTTGATAAGCACTGAGAGGTTTCTTTTCCTTCACAATCTCATTACCGTCTTCACCCACTTCAACTGGTTTCTTATCCTTTTTAGGCTTTTTCGGCTCCTTTGGTTCCTTTTCCTTCGGCTCCTTTGGTTCCTTTTCCTTCTTCTCCTTCTTCTCCTTCGGTTCCTTTGGTTCCTTTTCCTTCTTCTCCTTCGGCTCTTTAGGCTCCTTTGGTTTCTTTTCCTTCTTCTCCTTTGGCTCTTTAGGCTCCTTTGGTTCCTTTGGTTCCTTTGGCTCCTTCTTAACACCGAGTGCCTTGCGAGGTGCCTTACCACCAGGGCAATCAGTATTTGATTCCTTTGCCTCCTTCGGTTCCTTCGGCTCCTTCGGCTCTTTGGGAGCTTTCGGTTCCTTCTTCTTTGCTTCCTTCATCTTCGCTTCAATCTTTGCCATAGCCTCCTTGTAATATTCATTAATCTCCTTCTTGTCAAGGGTATTAGACATATCAGCAATAGCTTCCTTCATAAGACTAGCGTATGTAGGAACAACTACGACAGATGTAGCGGATGCGACGGATGCGACGGATGCGACGGAAGCGGAGGGGGAAACAGAAGCCATCTTGATGCGTTGAGTTTATTTGGGATTCGCTTGGGATTCGCTTGGGATTCGGTTTTGTAATCGCCTTTTGGTGTTTGTCTCTGCTATATTTTTCAATCCATTCAGTCAATTTTTAAAAAATTAATTGTAAAATAGAACATTTTTATTCATTAGGTGTAAGAGCATCCCCAATTACTCCCACGCCACTAGCAGCCGCAATAGGTTTGAATATCAAAGATAATATGAACCACACCCAGGATACCACAATCGCCAATATACCAGTTAATATCAAACCCCAGCCTAGGTATACCATAATATCGTATTTTGTTGTGAAATTGTTAGGGTTAGCAGGTTCATAATTTATGCTGATATTTTGATTGACATTTACAACTTCACCCGCTAGAAAACTCTTTTTATACTTGGTTCCATCTACTTCATACTCTATGATTGCGTCGCATTTCTTCTCTCGTTGTTTTTTTTCATTCTCTTCTGTATAACATTCGGCAGAGATTATTGTTCCTACTGTTTTGCCCTTATAGACAGAATTATAACTATTTACTTGATACCCTATAAATATTAGTAAGGCTCCTATAGCCGAAGATAATAATGCTGAAAAAAAGCTGTATACCAATCCAATACTTGATGTCGTATCATAAATAGGTTGTAAAACATCCTTATTATTTTTAAGGTCTGTAAATGCGGTTCCTATAAACCCTGGTTGCTGTTGTTGTGGCTGTTGTTGTGGCTGTTGTTGTGGCTGTTGTTGCTGTTGCTGTTGCTGTTGAGGATACTGTGAATACATCTGCTGTTGAGGATACATCTGCTGTTGTGGATACATCTGTTGCTGTACCTGTTGCTGTACCTGCTGTTGTACCTGCTGTTGCGCTTGTTGCTGTAAAAGCAGTGATGGATTCGGTAATTCCCCACCTTTACGCTTAATATATTTAGCAACCTTTTTAACTGTAAGTAAAGACTTTTGAAGAGCCTTAATAGGAGGAGCCTTAATTCCTTTAGCAACTCTCGTTCCTTTCGTTCCTTTCGTTCCTTTTGCTCCTTTCGTTCCTTTTGCTCCTTTCGTTCCTTTCGTTCCTTTTGCTCCGTTCAAGCCTTTATTTTTATACATTAATCTATTAACACATACCGAAAATAAAAAACTCTTCTTGGACTTTCCTTAACTATCGTAACTATCGTAACTATCGTAACTATCGTAACTATCGTAACTATCGTAACTATCGTAACTATCGTAACT